CCCTCGGCCCGCAGTTCAAGACTGCCGAGATGTGCGCCCCAGAGCATCAGACCACGCTCACGCCCGTCAGAACCTCAAGCTGCGCACCCCGCGCGACCGTCACGTCCGCCGTGGTGAGTGCCGTCAGGCGCAGACCGCCCGATGCCGCATCGGCATAGGGATCGCGGATCATGTCCACCGCGCCCCAGGTGCCGACAAAGATCGGCGAGACGCCGCCGGCGCTGGTCGTCAGCAGCGCGCTGGTATTGTTGGCCACCGGGGCCGCCAGCGCGTTCGCGGACATGGCGATGTTTTCAACCGGGATATTTGCCGTCATCCGGTCCCATTCGCTGACTGCCGTTGACGTGATCAGCGCGTTGTCAATTCGCCCGTAAACTTCCGGCCGGATCAGCAGCCGCACCGCACCGGGTGCCCCCGCCGCATTGGCAATCATGAAGCGAACCACTGCCGCCCTGAATGCCGCCCATGTCGCACCGGCACCGACTGCCGTGGCAGTGATCCCATAGGTTGCCGGGGTCGTCATGACGCCAAGCGGTTCGCCGGATGCCCCCCCGGAACCAAGGAAGATCGCGCGGTCAAGCGCCTGTTGCATGGCCCCGGCCATATCGCGCCGGATCGCATCTTCCAGCGCCGGGCCACTCTGCAGCAGCGCGCGGCGGGAAACTGCCATCCTGACCCCCAAGGTTGAATTCGGGGTCATCGCCCGATCCGTGACCGCATAGGCGGTCGGCCCAGCGACAGAACCGGCTTCCGTCGCGGCCCAGCCTGCCGAAACAGAGCTTGTCGTGACGGGATATTCGACAAGGCCGCTGTCAATGCTGATCATCTGCGCGCCCATGCGGGCGGCAACGCTGTCCGGGAACAGCCGGTCAATGATCGGGCGGGTCTGCATCGGGTTCGGCGTGCCGCTGGCCACCGTGTTCCGGCGTTCCAGGGCCAGCAGCGGAACGGGCGTCCCGCGATAGCCGCCCTGCCCGCGCAGCTCTGTCACCACCTCAAGGGTCTGCCCGGACAAGGCCCGGCCTTCGTCCAGAAAAATGGCCACCTGGCGCAGCTCGAAGCCCGCACTCAGGCCATCCCATTCCCGGCCCGCGCGGGTGTCCAGTTCGGCCCCCGCCGTGCGCCGTTCGGTGTCTTCGGCAATCAGCGCCGCCCGGAACCGGGTCTCGTTCGCGCGATACTCGCTGTCCAGGGCGTCCATGTTGCGCAATTCGTCCGCCGTGGCGTCGGTCTTGCCCACGAGTCCCGCAAGCGCCTGCCGGATTTCCGACTGGCGACGGGTGATCTTTACTGACTCAAGCATCTGTTTCTCCTTTGATAATGCCATTCTTTCGGGACCGCTCGAGTTGCGACACGGCCTTTGTCCAGTCATGCCGGGCCGGGGAAGGCGGGGGATGCCCGCATTCGATCCGGGTTTTCCGGGTGTGGCAGGCCACGCACAGCGCCTGAAGATTGCCCGGCTCGTAGGAAAGTTCGGGGTGTGTTCTGACGGGGCGGATATGGTCGACCTCCAGCCTGCCGCCGGTGCCACAGGACCGGCACCGGAAGCCGTCCCGTTCAAGGATCGCCATGCGAAGGGTGCGCCAGCGGGTGCCACGGGTGACGCGCTTGCTGTGCCGCTGGTGTTCTTTCCTCAGGCCCATGATATGACCGACTTTCTGGCGGGAAGCGCCGCTATCCGGGCACCCTGGGCCACCGCCAGAACGGTTGCCGCCGCCGCATCGATCCGGCCCGTTGACCTACTTTTGGCCAGTTTCAAGTTATTCGCCGGGTCCGTCAGACAGATCGCATCCTGAAAAGCAGATCGCAGCAACAGCGATGGTGCCGCCTTCACCTGACCGTCAAAGCAGGCCCGGCGGAACCTCTCGCAATCCTCTCCGCCGTCGCGGAACCCCTGCCCGCGCCAGACGACAGGCGCGCGGATGCCTGCCCGGTTGATCGTCTCGGACAGTTCTGCGGCCTTGTACCGGTCGGCTGTGATTGCTGCGACAGGACAGCCATCGACATGGCGCATCACCTGTGTCAGCCATGGGGCAACTGGCACCGTCTTGTCGCCAAGCACGGTCAATTCGCCCCGGTTTTCCATTTCGACATACCGCCCTGCCACCCCGTCAGACTGCCCCCGGTCCAGCTGGGACGGATTTGATGGAAAAGTTCCAAGGCATTCCAGCCGCGAGGTTTCGGGCCAGTAGTACGCCGCGGCCGTCATGCTGGCCGACCCGCCAAGGTCAATGCCGATCACCACAGATCCTTGCCGGGGCGGCAGAGCATCGGTTTCACAGGCAAGCCATTCGTCCAGGGTGATGAGCTGGTTGCGCGACTCACCGGAGCACCGCTCGTTGCGGTTATACAGGCGGAAGGATGTCAGGTTCGAACCGCCCCGCGCGATTGCGCGCCGCGCCTGCCCTTCCAGCCATTCAATGCTGGCACCGACGCCGAAAGGGGAACCGGGATTGGCCAGCAACAGCGATTCCCGGTCATCTGCAGGCAGGCCTGGGGCCGGCCTGTGTTCCTGCACATAGGTGCCGGGCAAGGGGTCATCCAGCCACCGCGAAAAGGGGTGTGCATCATCTGCGGCAGAGGTGCTGATCATCAGGGCGCGCCCGCCGCGCTTGCCCAGGCCGGACAGAATCGCCGCCTCCAACTCGTCGCCCCGATCAAGGGGCCAGTGACCGCGTTCGTCCAGGATCGCAAAGACCGGCGCACCGCCAAGGGCTGATTTGCCATCGGCAGGCAGCACGCGCAGGATATGCCCGCCGCCGTCGCCCTCAAACTCAATCTCCAGCCGGGGCGCACGCCGGTACAGAATCCGCTTTTGAATTTCCAGCGGCAGGGTCCGGCAAAATCCGGCCGCAAATTCATAGGCCACCCGGCCCTGATCGCGCGTCCGCGCCGCGATAAGTATCTCGCGGCGCGGCTGGCGGTCCAGGGCACCCATCAGGGCACCGACAGCAAGGCCCGCCGACAAGGCACTTTTGCCATTCCCGCGACCGATGGACAGGATCGCGGCAGTGATGTCATCGGCCATCGCACCGGCCACAAACTGGCGCTGAAACGGTGCCAGGTGCAGCGGTTTTCCGGCATTCGGACCCTCAGGAATCCTCAGGCCCTGCAGAAAATCCATGGCTTTCTCAGACCCGTTCTGGCCGTCCCCCTCACCATCGCGAGCGCGAAAACAAAACCCCCAAGCCCGGTCCCCATTCAGAGGGGAAAACGCGGCATTGGGACCATTTCTTCCGGTGTTTTCCGTCGAAAAGCCGCCGAACAGATCGTCTTGCATCCTCAGCGCCGCCCGGTGCGAGGGACAGTTTGGGTGGAATGGAGGAACCCCTTTAGGGGGTTCTCCATCCCCCGCCCCTCGGTCGCGCTGATCGTCGGTTTCGTCATGGTTCTTCCGCTCCTGTCCTCATGAGGCATACCTTCCCCGGTCGCAGACTCTGCGTTGATCGTGGGGATCGCTTGGCCTTCGCTCCCCCGGTCCTGTGCGGTGTCTGCCTTGGACTCAGTGATGATGGTCAGCCAAGCTGCGCCCCTCGAAGCGACGCCAGTCAGCATTCAAGCTGCCTGCTCTGCAGGTCAGCCGGGACAGATCAACACGTCATCCGTTCGGTTTGGCGGCCCTCCCCTCGTGCTTGACGACACGGGTTGTCACCGGGTCGCCGTCGCTGTCTGTGCCCAAGGTTACAAGCTGCAGGGTGAAGGGCATATCCCGTCCGCCCTGCATGTCCCGCTGTTTGCTGGCCTTGGCATAGGTGAAAGGCTCACCCTCGGGACGGGCAATGCTGATCTCGGTGTCAATCGCGGCGCGCAGGCTGCTATGCCCCCGCGCGCCACGGGCTGCATCCTTCCCGTGATGGTGAACCAGCATGATGTGTGCGCCCGTGCTTTCCCGCAGCAGGTCAAGGCTGGCCATCAGGTCGGCAATGGCCGGGGCGGCGTTTTCATCCGCCGCGCCCATCACACGGGCCAGCGTATCCACCACGATCAGGCCGAAAGGCCCATGCACCTGGGAAAGCTGGCGCATCGCATCGGTCAGCGAACCTGCATCGCTGTTGCCACCGGTGAGCCTCACCGGCCCGCGCAGCACCATGAAGCGCGCGCCACGGGCAACAAGGCGATGATCAAACATCGCGCCACCCTCGGCGGCGATGTATAGAACAGAGCTTCGCTTCACCCGGCAACCGGCCCAGTCAAGCCCCTCATGCACATGGTGCGCAAGGTCAATGGCCCAAAAGCTTTTGCCGACGTTCGCATCGCCATAGACGACCGACACCGCGCCACGGTCGAGCCATCCCTTGATCAGATAGGGCCGATCCAGAGTCGGCTTGATCTCGCCCGCAAACTCGATCCGGCCCAACATCCGCCGCGCTTTGTCGCTTACCGGTCTGGCCGGCATTGCCTGCACATTGGCCAAAGGATCGATTCTGTCCCGGCTCATACCGCCACCCTCCGATACCGTGCAGCAACGCGGGCCAGGTGCGGGGAAAGACCGATGCCGGATTTCGGGTCCGACTGCCCCCGCAAATCGTAGGCGACGGCGGCCTGATCAACGATCGCGTGCCGGAGGTCTGGCGGGATCGCCGCGAGTGTCGCGCCGAACCCGGCCTGGTACGTGACGACGACCTCGCCCTCCACCGGCAGATCGGTAAGGCGCAGGGCGGGGCGCAGCCCGTCAACCACAGTGAACCCGGCGACAGCCTGCCCGGCGATGGTCACGGTCAAGGGCGCACCGGCGATATAGGGGGCAATCGGCAATGACAGCCAGTCGGTTCCTGGCCACTCATCAAGCCGCACCCGGATCGACTGATTCAGCAGCGCGATGCTGGCGTAGTTTTCCAGATCACTTGCTGCCGCGTCGGCAAGCCGCGCCGCCTCCCACAGCATGTCCGGCGTGAGCCTGGCATGATCCTCAAGGCTGGCCGGATCAAAGGTGTCGATGGCAAGCCGTGTCAGGCGCTCGATGTACATCATGCCGCCACCCCGCGAAGCTGCCTGCGGTCACGCTGCGCGCGCCACTCTGCGGCAACCTCAGCGAAGATCGGCCCCAAGCTGCGAGAGACTTGGCAGGCGCGAGTCGCATAGGCTGCGAAGGCGTTTTGCATGTCGGCTGGCATCGCCTCGAAGGAGGCGAAGGCAACAGCGCGAAGGCTGTCCGGCGTGGCGCTGGCCGCCCATGCTTGGGCATCGGCAAGGCTGTTAGAGGTCGGCAATGACACACACATGCGCGCCGCGATGCCCGCCAGCAGGTAGGCCGCGTCCGCAGGCTCGCACTCGGCAATCGCATGGCAAAGGGCTTCCGCCCGGTGCAGGCGGTCGGTCAGGGTGGCGGGGGCATCTTGGTTCGCCAAGCCGTCATTTTTGCCAATGTTTTCAATCCCGGCACTTTCCGGTGTCGCCAGCTTAAGGGATTGATCAGGATTGAATTTTCCCAGCCCTCCGGGCCTACCATTGCCGAGACCACCGCAAACCCATTCGGGATTGAGTGTGTCCCGGTTCGATTTTTCCTCAAAGAGACGCGGTACCCGCTGAACAGGGTGCTGAAGAAGCAATCCGACCGCCTGCCTGCCTGGAAAATCTTCCCGACCCGGGGAAAAGGATCGCCCCTCCGGGCAGGACCCCGAAACGCCCTGCGTTTCCTCCGCCCACTCGCGACGCTGCCACCATGACCCGAGCCACCCGCGCCAACTGAGTCCAGCGCCAGACCCGGCGGGGGCGAAGCGCCCGCCGGGGGGGGGCTGGCCGGGGGCACTGGCCCCCGGCTGGCGTGGGGGCAGCGGGGCGCTGTGGCAGGGGCGATGGCCCCTGCCATGGCAGCGGGGCTGGTGGTTCGGACTCTGATCTTCCGCCCCCAGTCCGGGCGGGAACAGGAAACGCACTGCGTTTCCCCCGCCCGTGCGAGACGGTTCCCCGCAGACCGGCAGGTCCAGGCACACCGCAGGCCAGC